CGTGCCGAGGTCAGAAATCATCTTTTGATTAGCATCTATGTTTTGACCCCAGACTCCTACAAATACCGTGTCACCGTCTATATGCCGGGCATAAATACCGAGAAATTGTAAAGTCGAAGTTCCGATTGATGCTCCATCATTCGCATCGGGTACTATAGCAACATCAATTTGCAGGCTATCGGTATTTTCGACGTATCCTGTTCCAGTGCCTGAAAGTTTCAGATTGCCGCTTGCAGATTTTACAATATTTGTAATAACTGTATCGGTTGATAATACTTCTACAACCGTTGAATCGCCAACGTACAGTTTACCGGGGACGCTATAATTGTCCCCACGCCATCCCTTATAGGTAATTACGGGCATTTGCGCCATTAAAACAACACTTAAAATGCTCAATAATAATATTAATTTTTTCATCTTAATCCTCTATATGCTTGAATTTATAATAATTGCTACACATTTCCAATTAATACTGGTTGCCGCCTTGCCAGTTACCTTAATATCAATGGCGTTTAGCCCATTAGCAGTGAACGTTGGCTCATCGCCCCAAGTTGCATCATCCTTTTCGTTGGCAAGACTTGTAGGAAAACTACCGACTAATACTGGCGCTGAAGTTCCATCTTTATTCCAAAATGCCGCATAGAGAAATCCGGCACTATTCGCTCCACCGCTTTGTATCCCGGTTATCATTGATAGAATTAAAATTGTGTTATCTGCGCCAATCGGGATTGTGTCGATAATCGTAGCCGTTGCATCGGCGGTTGTTTTTTCCGACCGGCGAAATATGCTGTTCAGCCAATTAAAATTTCCAATTATTGCATTAGTAATTCCACTCATTTTACAACTCCACCAGTCTAGCTGTTTTAGACGCAACCGCTACGACTTGTTTTAAATGGATATAAACTAATTGTGAAGGATTTTCTACAAAAGCACGTGGCACTCTTATTGGTTCAAGACACTGTGCAGGCCAAATCAAATCATTGGTAGAACTATTATTTTCCGTAGCACTACAACTAAATGTAAAATATACATCGGAATCGGAATAGATAATCAACCAAAATGCCTCATTGCTCAATACCTGATGTACTTGCGTTTGCGAACTAATATCAACTGCAGTCAAGACATTCCATCCAAGCTCGGCGTTCATATTGGCTGCTTCTACGACCGAATATTTACTCAACCGTTTTAGACTCTTTGCGTTACCCATTGTTAATCTCCTTTCGATTAAACGCCATACCGGCAATAGGTGACCATAGGCGTTATGTTAGTTTAAATGGATACCTCGGTGGTTTTACCCTTACTTCTGGCATCCTGTTTTTAATTGCCCTTTCAAGTTTTTGCCGATACCGTGCGTTGCGATACTCATATCCTTTAATATCATTATCGGCATCGGCCATTTTTGCCCTTACAAATTGTTCAACCATCCCAATCAGGTCGTCGCTACAATTAACATAAGATTCCTCGTCCGGACTGGTTATTTCTGTTACATCTTCCCATAAATCAGTATCGGTATAATCAACACCGCTTAAATCGGTCGAACTTAAAGAACTCGATAGTCGTTTATAATAGTGATAACGAGTAGCATAATCAGCCCGCACACCATCGGCAACATACACAATTTCATCAACACTAACCGCCGCCGTTTGTGCAGTTGTATAAGTATAATAGCTACTATCGCCGGACGGATTTTTTACAAACACATACCCCTTTACGGTATATTCAAGTTCAATTCCATTAGTTACATTTAAATCCGGCGTGTCCCATTCATACTCAGTGTCTAACTTGTAAAGTTTAAATGTTCTGCCAAGATTTTTCCATCGCCATTCGTAATCGTTATAATTATCTTCACCATTATCATTAACGTTGAGAGAAATCAATCTTACCATATTTGTTGGGAAATTGTAATCTTCAACACCATTGACAATACTAATATATCCTTCAGTTAGGTTTTCCTGCGATAATTCCTGAATCTCACTAAAAGCGTCTTTGACATAGGCGGCGATCAGATTAGTATCGGTACTTTTTATTCTTTCCATAAATTCTAATAACTGCATATCACTCGCCTATCTTTCTTAATCGCCCGCCCATAAGAATACTGGTGCTTGGGTCATAGCCGACCTCTATAAATTCAGATTCGGTATTCCCGCTATCATCAGTAAGTACAACCTCAAGACTACCAACGGGATATATATAAACACTTGTGCTTGCGGATAAAGCCGTACCGGCAGTCTGTTTTTGAGTCCCATCGTAGCAATCGCAATTTAAAGTAACGCTTGAGCCGGTCGTAACCCAGGTAAGCGTTATTTCTTTACCCGCTATTGCGCTTTTACTAATATTACTTGAAAAACTTGTGATTGACATTGCTATAACTCACTAAGTTGTGGCAAATACCTCAACTGCAATATTTCCGCTTGAAGATGTTAATGTAATTACTGGACTTGTTGCTACTTGGAATGGAAACAGCATAGATTCGCCAGCACCTATTATCCCTACTGTCACACCGCCAAAAATAACAGTTAGGGTAGAGGTGGTTGCGGTAGTTAATGCGGCACTTGTAAAACCAGTATGCCGAACACTGGCAAACTTTATACTTGTCGTTGTACCAAATGATGTACCCGTACTTGCTATAACATAGGTAGGTGTTCCAGCGCTCCACCCAACAGCTGCCATTCCAGGAGTTGTTACAGAACCGGAACTTCCCAATCTTTTACCAACATCCTTGCTAATCACATCGGTAGCCGCATTATCATTACCGGCTGCTATTGTATAAATTGGTGTGCAGCTAACTGCAAATTGAACTCGACTTGCCATATTAATTCTCCCCTATTTGTGTTAATTTTGAGATATACATTTTTAATCCATCAATCGCATTGTTTCTAAATGCAACGCCTTGTTGGAAACTCATTTGTGATTTTGATACATAAACACCGGCAACACTAACTACCGAAGCGATTGCCTGTAAATATGCCATTGCCTTATTAAGATTAGAGCTGAATTTTTGGGCTTGATTAGACACAAGCGCAGAATATTCGCTTATCACAGATTGAGATTCAGCGCTATATTCTGATATATTAGTATTATTCTTAGCCTGATATTCCTGAATATATGCAGTAACTTTATTGTTATATTCTGATAATTCAGAACTTCTCAAGGCATTAAGTTCGCCTAAATATGCCTGTATTTTAGCCTGATATGCTTGCAATTTACCAGAATATTCTTTTATAACAGTATCAACTTCACTATTATATGACTGAATTTCGACATTGGTTTTGGCCTGATATTCACCAATAAATGCTTGGACTTGTTGCTGATATTCGGCAATTTCCCTGCTAAGATTGAATTGCCCTTCCTGAACGATTGAATTGGATTCTGCCGAATATAGTGAAATTATTGCATTGGTCTCAGCTTGATATTCATTAATCTTTGCTGTATTTTGAACCGTATATTCCTGTAAATACATCTGAACATTAGCCTGAAACTTGGTTACTTCACTTTGGCTTTCATTGGAATATTTATCAACTATAGCCCTTAAATCGGTTGCATATTGTTGTATTTGACCATTGTAACTCTGGATTGCCTCATTAATCTCGGCCTGATATAATTGCAGATCAAAACCGGAATCTTGGATAATAGCATTAACCTCAGACTGGTATGCCTGAATATTTATATTAGCCTGTTGTGTAAATTTCTGAATTAATTTTTCCCAATTTGCCCGATATATTTGAATGTCGGAATTACTTTCGGCGGTATATTGGCTCACCAATTTTTGAACATCTGCGCTATAGTGTTGTATTTCTGCCTGATAATCGCCCAGCGCCTCATTTATATCTGCTTGGAATTTAGATAAATCAGCCTGTTTTTGAGTATTCCACTCTTGAACATCAGCCGACATTTCAGCGTTAAATTCCTGTATTTTAGAAGAAACCTCTTGACCGTACTTCTGAATGATAGCATTTACTTCAGCACCATATCCAGATATTTCAGATTGAACCTGCGCCTGCCACTTGGCAAGTTTAAATTGGACTTCTTCAGATACCCACTCCTGAACTGCCGCATTTACTTGCTGTTGATATTTATTCAGATCGCCTTGATATTGCTGAATCTGTTCGTCTAAATCGTTACGATTGTCTTGTAATTTAGAACCATAAGAACCAACTAATGCCTGAACCTCTTGAACTTCTTTTTGTAATTCGGCATTATAATTTGCTATTTCATTATTAAATCTTTGTAATTCTAATTGTATATCAGCCTGGAACTGATTTAACAACACTGATTGTTTCTGTATATCGGTTGCGGCCTTTTCCAAATCATCTGTACTTCCCCCCATGTAAGTATTGAAATTCGTCATATCCATACCAGTTACAGGCGAATTAAAAGTAGGCAATGATTTAGTAAGTGTAATTGTAGAACTCGGTGCATCACCGGCAGAAGTATAGGTAATTGTATTAGATGGAACTGATATTCCTGATAAATCAAGATCGGTAAAACTTGGAGCTGATGTAAGAGCCAACACTGGAAGTACTATATTGCTTGGCATTGTAAGCGTTTTAGTAGTTATACTCAGCGTACCTATTGCCGTACCTATACTCGGCGCTGAATATGCTGGCGTAGTAATACCGGAAAAACTTATATCTGATTCACTTAATGCCGTTGGTAAAGTATCAAGCTCAGGAAGTACTAACGTTGGTAATGTTATACCAGAAGGAGCTGTCGGTGCTGTATATGTTGGAATAGTAACACCACTTATATCCATATCCGCATAGGCCAACTCAGTCGGTAATGTATCTAAATCAACTAAACCCAATACTGGGAGAGATGGTAGGGATGGCATACTTATTGTAATGCCGCTTATACCCTCGCTCGGTAACGTAGTCATTGAAGATAGCGATAGGGCAGGTAATGTAATTGTTTCGCTAAATGTAGGCCACGCATCAGTCGCACTTGATAAAGTCAACGTTGGCAGAGTAGCCATTGAATCTATTGTCAATATTGGCATTATTGGACTTGAAATATCTGTCCATGTTGGCAATGCCGACGTGAATAGTGCCAAATAACCAGTAGTCGCTATTGTTGCTTTTGCGAGTTCGGTTTGTGCTAAATCACGCAATACACTTGATATATGAATATAATCAAGATAAATAGCATAATCAAGAATGATCGTTTTTACCCCACTTACCGTAACTTCCGCATCGCTCCCAGTAGTAAAGGTAAGCGGTGCTACATAAGTAACATAACCAACCGCACTGGCGGTCGGGTCTGGCTTAATATAGACCTTGTTAGCCATAATATAATAAGCCGGAAACAATTCGGTAGCCTTATAAAGACTTGTTGAAGTTGCAGATTGCGTTACAGTTAATCTTGTCGAATCTTCACTGGTAACACTTGTTGCACCTGTTATTGTTATAGTAGTGGTACTAACGGTTGCGGCTACTGGCGCTGAAAATGTATTTGTAATTGCATCTACAATATTCTGAGCTGTAGCGGCACTTGATGTCTCTTTGATGAAATCGCTTTTTTCTGTAGTAGCAGACGCCTGGCAGTACAATTTAATGCCATTTATCGTTATGGCGTGCCCGGCTGTTATATTTGCATAATCGCTTACAACGATTGTAAAGGTAGGCGTTAAATCTTGCGCATAGGACAAGTCCAATCCAATTTGCTTACACGCACGGCCATTACGTCTTACATGAACTACTCTGTCTGCTACAACGGTATATCCGGTACTTGCACTAATAGCAGAACTATCAGTCCAAAAAGGAACTGCAATCTCAGTTGGTAGCCCATGGATTACAAATTGAGACGCTTGATTTAAAAATATTAATAATTGCGCATCGGTTGTCGCCGGTACATCGGTTGTCGCCGGTACACCGGTAGTTATGGTTCCATAACCACTACCGGTTTTTAACGCTACAATATTCCATGTAATATTTGTACTTGCTTTCCCGGTAACCTTAACTAATATATTTGGTGAAGATATTTCAAATGATATACCGCCCCAAGTTGAATCGGTTGTCTCGGAATATGCGCTTGTATCATAAGTTCCAACTTGCACTGGCGCACTTGAACCGTCTTTTTTAAAGGTGACAAATGAGGAATAGCTACCACTATTTGCACCATCATCGGTAATACCGGTTACCCATACCTGTAATTGCAGAGTTGTATCATTTGTCATTTCAACTGTTAAAATAGTAGTAGCAGTTGCATCGGCAGTATCAACCGTATCGCTTACAAAAGGGGCAGTAGTAGTAGTAGTTGTAGAACTATTTACACTACCTGTTATTGCTCGTATTGCTGTATAAAGTTCGCCAGCCATTACAAATCACCATTATTAACAATTTAAACGGGACAGGGTGACGGTAAAAACCGCCACCCATCTTTTAATTCCCAAATCCACGTAAATCACGCGGATAACCTATTAACTAAACGGAGTTGCTAAGTTACCGTCACCTATCAAGTGGCCGTCAACAAACCAATGACCACCTTGAGCAATAAGTTCAAGCCAGCCCCCAGCAAGACCGCCAGTAGTGGTTGCGCTCATTGTGATAGTGTCATCATCAGATTCATCAGCCGCAAAATGCGCAATTGTCGAGTCATAAGAACTAATATCCTTATCGCTAATGAACAAGCGACCCTTATACAAACTGGTCGTTGCGGCAGTAGCAATAGTGATAGTATAACTCGAAGACATTGCGGTTACAACCTTGAATTTAAAATGACAACCATCATAAGCAGTTGGTAACGTAATGGCAACACCAGCGGAAGCTGTAAGCAGGAATACCTTTCCACTATCGCCAACAAGCAACGTTTTTGTTGTATCGGAAATAGTTTCTACGTTTCCCAGAAACCCACTTACTTCCTGAATATGTTCCGCAGAACCCAATAAAGCACCTTTAGCCATGATATACCTCCTTATGCCCGTTTCCAAACGGCATGATGTTCGGGACTTTTACAAGTTAGGGCAACTTCGGTTTGAATCAAATCAACACGCCCATCAATACCAGTTGTTTCCAGAGTTTGAACCCCAGGAATGTATCGGGTATCACGATTGATTCCATTGCCCACGAGCGGACGATATTCAATATCATTTAAATTGGCCGCCAGAATCGAAACACCAGTACCATCAAACTGTGGACAATATACAAGATTCATAGAACCATAAGGAGTCCATATTTCGTGACTTGTAATTGAACCGTCGCCAAGTTTAATATCGCGATAGCCCTTATAATCCATACTCATTGCTGAATATGTTGAATCTGTGGCGGCTTTCAGATTTTGCAGAGCAAAACCAGAGATTTTCACCAACCAGTTAAGCGTCCACTTATCAGCAAACCAAATAGTCGCTTTCTCATTTTCGGCCTTTAGTCTGGTATCCATGAATGTTGCCATATTATCCAGAAAATCATCAGCATTGGCAGTAGAAGCTAACGTAAAGATTAAACCATAATTAATGGCATAGTCGGCAATACCCTGAGTATAGTAAATAGTCTTACCCATACTATCAGTACCAGTCCCGAGAGCTGACCATAACAAACCATTGTCAATATCGACATTATGTTCAATAACCTTGTCACGATACAAACGATTAAATTCGTTCGGTTCAATCTTTAAAACTGTAGCGCGGGTCGTCTCGTCCATAGCCAGTACAGTCTTAAAAATCTGGGTATTCGTGTATCCGGTTGAGAACGGATTATCAGACCAACTGTTAGGATAGCCAGAACCACGTGCAAAAGCGGTCATTATAACATAAGACCGCGCCCGCTCCAACTGATCGAATACTCTTAATTTGACAAGATTAGCCGCACTTAAACTCGACATCGGATAATCAGCTGTATTATTAGCACTACCCCATCCGGCCAAGTCACGGTTTGCAGTAAGCGGATCTACAATCGTAAGTTTTAGATCAACAGTATTCGTATTGAGAATAATCTGTTCAATACGACCGGTAAAATGATCAATGGTCGCAAAAGCAGCCGCGTCCGTATTAGTAGCCGCTCCAGCAGAAGCAATACACGGAATTTTAACTACCTGTCCAACAAGAAAAAATTCAGGACGTGTACCACTTGCGCCAATCTGAAACGCGCTTCTGGAATTACCCTCTGCATCATAAACAATCCCAATATTGCCAGCCGACTTGTAATCAGCAGCCATGCGAACCCAATAAGTATCTCCAGCATCTACATTCGTATAGGTAACAGTAGCGTCGGTTGTAGAATAGCCAGACACACTTGTTCCATGTGCCACAACATAGGCATACCGACGGTGAACCGAACTACGTCTTTCAAGCGTCTTCGGTTGCGGATCATCAGTCGGCCTTTTACGCATTTTACTCACTATTGCAAGTAACGGTGAGTTCGCCGGCCCCACCTGCGTCGCATCTGGTATTGGCAAAAAACCATAACCACGCCTCAAATCACCAGTATCTAAGCTGGAGCCCTGAGACGAAGCATAGCCTTCAGTCAAACCAGTAAAATCAGATAAAGTTTTAAAATCCATACATACTCCATAGTTTGTATGGAACTAAGATCAGGAACTCAAATTACCGAGTTTTGTTATATCAAAACCCCCGCCAGTTTTAATTGAATCCATAAATACACCGCTCGGATCGCGTCCTTCGCTACCCTTAATGCCAATCAATGTTGGCGGAAGATTATCTAAACCAGACCTTTGTTCCATTTGTTTTTTACGCCATTCCTTAATAGCATTTTCCATTCGCTTTTTGTCCAGTTCTTCCTGATGGGTAATAGCCCAGGCGGTTTTAAGGTCTAACCTTAAATTTTTACCTTGCTTCTCTACCCAGTCATTGAACTGCTCTTCCGTCAAATTGTATTCTTTCATCAGGGCTTGCTTTTCGCTATCGAACTGTTTTTGTATGTCTTTTTCAGACATCTCATTTTCTTTCGCTTTTTGCTGTCTTTCAAACAATCGTGCGGCTTCAACGGCAATATATGCCCTTTGAACTCGCCCCGAATCAGAATTAGGATTTTTTATGGCTTCGTCCTGATCAAACACAAAATTTTCCTTGTCAATCCCCAACGCCTCGAAAATATCAGACGGTTGTTTGGAATTTTCAGTCGATTTAATTTGCTGTTTGACAGAAATAAGTTCTTCCTGTAATCTCTTAGCCTCTCTGCTCGAACCAGAATAACCATCCTGTGCTTTCTTTAGGTCTGTTTTGAGTTGTTCCATTTGTTTCTGGAGCTCTTCAACCGTCGGAAGTTTTGCCTCGGAATGTTCGTCGTTCTTAGTTTCTTGAGTTTCATTGCCCAAAGAAGAAAAAAATTCTTCAATCGAACCGGCATCATTTGCGATGTTCCCGGATTCCATTGCTTTTTCTTTCACCATTTTTACTCCTATAACAATTTAACGTTATTAATATAAATATTTCACTATACATTTCAAAGGAAAAATATCCTTTAATTAGAATACTCTTTGATTAGAATACTCCAAATTATTTATTTTTATTACTTTGTGATTGTTCGTTTTTTTTATTTTCCTTGGCCGATTTCTTAATTAATTCAATTTCTTTCTTCAAATTATCAACTTCTGATAACATTTTGCTATTGACAATATCAGCATTTGCCTTGATTTTTTCACGCAACCCGCGTTGTTCAGATTCGGTCTCTAAAACATCCTTGCGCATTTGCAATCCACCCGTAAGGGTATCAAGGGCGATCTTGCTCTGGATAACCTGTCTGCGAAGTGTATCTATATCTCCTTTGTATTGCTTAATTTCATCATCTTTTTGTGTAAGCGCTTGTTGCAGTTGTGCTACCTCATTCATACGCTCCATAATACCGGATTTATCTTCAATTTCAAGCGTTCTTAAAAACGCGAGTTTGTCTATTGCGCCCTTTTGCAGATACTCAAACATTTTTTGTTCCTTAGCTTCTCTGTTTGTAGGCCAGACTGAATCGGCAACCTCTACAACATCGAAATTAGCGGATTGATAGTCAAAATACTTCCCGATAATCTCGCCAATATTATTAAAGATTGGTTTATTGATTTCGTATTCTTTAAATTCGCTCTTTTCGTTTCCAGCCTCAGAAGATACTATCCGATATACTTTATGGGCGGTATAAGTTTTTTGAGCAACTTCTTTAAACACCTTACCAACATGACGCAACCACGGATTAATCGTATTTTGCAGATAGCTTCTTAATCGCCGTGTGCCGAATTCATCCATAAGGGCAGTGCTACGGAATGGTTCATTTGTTGTCCGCTCCATCCCCATCATATAATCACTGATTCCAAGTGAATATGAAATATCGCCCTTCCCCATTTGAGTAAGTTCGTAGAAGGCATTATTCAGTTGCGACGGGGCTCTTTGAGACGGAGGATTTTCGCTTGTATATCCAATAAGACTACCAGGCATTGAAATATCAGCCTCAGCCTTTTTTAAATCTGTAAGTGACCCTTCTCTATACCACCAACCAGGATTACTCGAAATATTGGCATGGTGGACTAAAATCTGGTGGCATTTATTAGTCTCTTCCTGTTTACCGATTACATATTTGATAGCGCTAATTGGACATGGATCACCGGTATGAATAAACGGAAGTGGTATAATCGGATAATTCTCGTATGGCAAGATAACATCCCAGAGATATTGATCGCCGACTAAGCCCTCACTTCTGATTCTTTGCTGATAATACTTTATTTCGCTACCGGAGATTATTGTATTTGCAATAATCTTGTCTTTAATCAGCGCGTCATATTCTACTTGTGTTATTGTCCTTTCTGTTGTTTTCGATACCTCGCTTGTTATTTCCGCATTAACCTTATTCTGCATTTCCTGTAATTGAGCCATTAATTGCGTTTTGGCTTTTTCAAGTTCGATTTCGGCACGTTCCGGTATAATATTTCCAGACTTGACCATGTCTTTATATTGCAAATCAAGTTCTTTTATTTTTACACTAATTTCTTTTTCAAACTCCTTTAGGGCAAGAATTGAATTTTTCTGCATTTCATTTAATTCAATTTCAGTAGGTGGCGTTTTTTGCAGAAACGTTATATATGGGATTTGGACTTTACTGTAAACCTCATAATACCCGATAATCTCATCTTGCTCGCCAGACGATTTTGTAGCATTGATACCCGATAATGTACTATTATCCCAATAGGCGCGATTGGTCAATCCAATGGCGTTCCCGTTTGCGATTTTGATTTTATCAATATATTCGGGGAGTTCGTGCATTAATTTTTGTTTACCCATATTTTTGGCAACAATAATATATTTTGCGTCCCTTGAAAATATATCTGTGCTTTCCGGATCGACAAACACTTCTTCCGGTTCTATTCTACCAAATTTAACTTCGCCATTGCCCTTATCGGCATTTTTATCGACATAAATCTGCAAAACACCCTTAGACTTTACAATCGCATCGTGAATAATCTGGTTATAAATAAGACCACCATCGCTTATGTCCCAACAATAATCCGAAAGAGCGGTGTGTAAAACGCCAACCTCGCTATCAAAACCAGACATATCGCGTCCGATAGTTTTCCATCGTGGTTTATTGGCAGTAAGAAAGTATTCCATAACAAGAATAGCCGGAGTTATCCGGTTAATTGTAAAGGTCGGCATATCTGCGTCTTTAAGGTCGTTAAGTTCTTCGGATGTAAGCTGGATGTCCTCAAAAAACGATTCGCATTTGAATAAAATATATTCCCAATCCCATCGTTTAGGATTATTACAAGCATGGAAAACGTTCAAAATTTCGGTAACGCGGTCGCCGGATGTTTTTTCCATTCCTATTTTTTTTCTTGCCATATTTTTCTCGCTATTCTAATTTTAGAATATAACTAATTTTACATTGCCTTCCAAGATTTTTTCTTTCTTTTTTCCATATACCATTCTGTATCTGCCTCTTCAATACTTTTACGTCTTACATATCCTCTTGGTGGATAAGCGTTCAAATTAGCATAATAAAATGAATCAATTTCGTCTGAATGCGCCATACTTGCGCCAAAATTTATAGTTTCTTCAATTAAATTATAACTTTCCTTGCGATAATAAATCATTCCCTGTGTATAAAACGGATTAAGATACGAAGAAATACGGTTTAATTTATCAACGCCCCCTGGTTTTACCGGATTGCCAATAACGTACATTTTATTGAGTTTCATTTTACGTTGCATTAAATCCTGGAAGATACTTCTATTCATAGAAACATCTTCGATATTTCCGCCAAGACAATAAAACTCATCATACATTTCGATATAATAATCAGCAACGCCCTTTTTACCAATTAGTTCGTCATTTTCGCCACGTAACCCGCTCATTGGGATATTTTGATGCCTTTCCGTCCTCAAATGATAACGACGGCCGTGACCATCAACCGCAATGGCAATTATCGAAGAATAGCTACTACTACGAGTTGCAATATCGGTAGCCGGATCACAACCAAGAAATGTATTAACTACAATTTTTTCGCCATTTACGACAAGATAATTTACGCCACTGCCATCACGCACATTTCCGCCTTCGTGTATAAAAACGCCATCGTAAATTTTAATATAGTCGCGTGTCCAGATTGCAATATCAGACGATGCCACTTCAAGTTCGTATTCCTGATAATAAAGAGCAAGTTGCCCCTGTGAGGCATATCTTTCTTTAATTTTATCCAGTACATATCTTGGCCGCCTGCTGTTCCACAATACTCCGCCCGGCATGGTTGGTTGAGTGCTTGGAAGTACGAATATTTTCCATGGGTAAGAATCAAGAGTTCCTTCCGCCTTACATTTTTTGTAAGCTTCGATAAAGTCATACGCAATAGAGAGCGGTTGTGGTGTATTGACAAAAAACAATCTGCAACGCGGTTTTTGTTCGATAGCTGGTAATATTCCACCAAACAAGGTATCACGCAGGTCTTTCCGCGCACTTTGAGTCTTTGTATTCAATTCATTTTCCGAATCATCGGAAAAAACACGACTAAAACGGATTGCGCCACTCTCAATAGTGGCCTCCGTCGCCCCACGTAAACTCTTTAGATTACTACTGCTTATTAATTTATCCCCATAAGTAGTAGAAATTTCTTCTTTATTCCAGATACTCCCGCGTAATCTACCAAATATTTTGATAATATCCAGATTTTGTTCAAGATTTTTAGAAACATAGCGGACATTTCTGATACTATCATCTTGTGTTTTTGCCGTCCACCCATAAAATAATGGTTCGCGTCTTTCCGATTCTTCCCACCAATATTCTTTAAGGACAAACCCCCTGTTCTCGGCACATTTTCGCAGGAATTGTTTTGTAAAGCAAAAATCGTGTACGATACTACATTTAATTAATGTTGTTTTACCAGAATCTCTGGAAATAATGATAGCGCATGGTTTTGAACTATCACTATTAATCTCATCGGCAAGTTCATAATGAAACAGTGGAGTTCCCGACTTCATGAAATCGCCGGGAAGAAAGCGTTTTCCAAACGCGATAAGATCGGTATAAGTTAAATATAGTATTTTTTCCAGAGAACTGATATTCTCCGGAAGTTCTTTAAGAATACGCACTTGTGATTATTTCTTCAATTTTTCTTTTAATTCCTCGTTTTCTTTTTGTAGTTTTTCTATTTGAAATTGTTGTGAAAGATAACTCATTGAACCTTGAAATTCTTGTCTCATTAATCCCATTTGATTATAAAGATTCCGGATTTCTTCGCTTAATTTGCCAATTTCTTTTTCTGATTTACGCATTTTTGGATCCTTTCAGTAGTTTTTTGGCTTCTCCCAAATTTTCGCATAATTTGTGGTTGCTTTTCGTCCCAACCCAGTATCCTTTTTTAAGTTTGGTTTTTTCTGGGAATCCTGGCCAAACCTTTTTACCATCTGAATAACGTATTTCGCGTCCCTCTTCAGACAATTCAATCAATTTTGCATCAAAATCACGCATCTTTATTCTCCTCTATTGAAAATAATGGTGTAATTGAGGTTGATTCGCCAAGTTCTATGGGGCGTTCCAGTCTATCAATCATCATAGATTCATCCTTAAAGATAGACCCACCGGCAAGTAGTTGTTGCGAATCGCCTTTATCTTTATCTTCCATTCCGATATACTCGCCGAGTTTGGTAATGGCATCGAGTTTTTCGCGTGGTTTAATACCTTCGGTTTCGGTAATTGCTTTAATAGATTTTATGACCCATTCCTCGTCAATCCCTTGTTTCTTGGCGGCATCAATAACTTTTTCGTTCATATATTTCCTTATCCTTTCCTGACGTGATAAAAGATAGCCATATTTTTTTGCATACTTGCCTACATATCCGAAGGCCATACAATAGGCGACATCATGTTGATTACCTGTAAGCAAAAAAATTGCAAACATAACTTCTTTTGGTGTCAGATATTTACGGTTAGTTACATTTTTATATCGGTCGGTATAACTATTTGCGTTAAGCACATACCGATTTACGCGGATATTGAAATCCGTATCCATTTTATAATGTTTAAATGTTGGGAACGTGCCAACGATTGTGCGGACGAATCCCTTAGAATTGCGGAGTATTTCGCATACGCCGCCGTCATCGGCTAATACCCAGTCGCCTACTTTTGCGGTTCGCCAGTTTTCAATAAGAGCGGGTACGGAATTGAAACCGTTAATGAAATATCTCTCAAAATCAGACTTATTGTTAAACACAATATGTTGTATACCTTTCACGGTACTATACTTAAACTCTACTCCATATTGTGTATCAACAAAAAATTTCATTCGATAACCGCCAAAATATCAAATTCGTTCACAAGCAGGTGTTCGGTGTTTTCAAATGTTACCAGTTGGCCAGAGAATTTCTGAAACATTACCACATCATTTTTGGCAAGGCCAAGTTTGTTCTCATGATTTACAGAAACCACAACGCCCCTTGCGATTGGGTTTTCAAGCGCGTTTTCCGGTATAAATAAACCACCATTTGACTTATACTCGGTAACTGGTCTGATAAGTACCCTGTCTTTAAGTGGAATAAATTTATTCATTTCTTTACCTCGTTTATCGCCAGGTTTATATATTCCTCGCCATTTCTTGAAATCTTTTTCCAGCCGGAGATATAATACAGCGTACCATTTACATTGAGTTTGCCATTAAAATCAGAAGATGTTTCTTTTTCCTTTTTGTTATTAACAAACAAACTGCCGGTATTTGGTTTAATTTCGTAAGCCATTTTGATTCCTTATTTAAAATTATTAAAGATTACCCTCAAATCACCAATAATAGCATGATTCAATTCCCAGGTTGCGATTGTCGTATTATCCTCAGTTCGCATACTTGTTGTGAATTTAAAGCCGGCCTTTTCAAGTTCTTTATAAGCTTTTGCCAGATATTTGTATTTATCGCCGGAAACCTTGAATCTCAGTGTTACTTCACAAAGTTTTAGTTCCATTATTCCTCTGCAAATTTTTTCAAACGTTCAAATATGTCAAGACCATTTTCGATTATAAGTTGATTTGTAAGATAGCCAACGCAATCTGCCACTAATTCTTTATCGTAATTCTGAGTGTTGTAATGGCCAATTCTTTCCTGCCAGAAATGAGCAATTTCGTGCATCAGAATAATAAATGAATCATTGCATCTTTCAACCGTGATCAGATTTTTGGAATAGATTGACATACCGCAGTTACAATTATCGTCTTTATCCAATAATTTCTTAAAATCACCACCTGAAACTATTACAATATCTATATCGCGACAAAGCAGTTTGATCTTCATTTCTTCAGCATACTTTCTGTTGATGTTAATTGCGCCCATCTATTGATTTCACGTAGAATATGTAATATCTCTCTGTAATCACACATCCTCTCGCGCTCGGCTCTGAAGTTTGTACGGTCTCCAATATCTTTGTATTTTTTCATACGCGCCTTACTTGCTAAATATGCCTTGCTTAATAATTCAATACTGTAATTCATATCTTAAACCTTTTAATTTATCAAAAATCTTGCGTAATATACAATCATATACTGCATTCTGCAAGTATTTTTACCACCAAGACGCCCAACCATACCACCCTATTCTATTACTATAATACTACATCTTGTATTCTACCATTAGAATACCACAAGACACTTATTATATATGTACACGCACACACGCGGCATAGATACTCTATATAACCTAAGTATTACTATTACACCCATATCTACTTATAGCGCGCACGTACCTGACGGTACGTATATTATAGTCACCTATCCCGAAAATTACCCCGCTATGTAGTGCAACCTACTATACAGAACCCGCCGGCCTGTTTTTGGTTTTCGATTTTGGAAAAAACGTTGAAAGTAATTTGGAAACCGGCGGCAGTCTGAATCCCTAATCCAACAAAACAAGGATTGAAACGAAGCCGGCGGCAGATTACACCTGATTGCTGTTGTTACCTGCGATCATATTCTATGCCAAGAATATGCTGGCCAGAGCGTGTCAGTTACAAAATGCGCGCCGTCCTTAATAAGTTAAGCGCTATATGCTTTAATTAATGAAGCGCACCCACTACTAAAACATCAGCATAGCCTTAATAATTTAAGTTTTTTGTGCATTTACTTACTGTGTGGCGATTAGTACACAGTGTAACATTTTCGTGACAGTGATTAATCCGCATTTTCACGGATTTTGTCCTACAAAAGCAAGTGTGTGTTTATTCTGTAGTTATGCTCTGTTTTCGATATGCCTGTCCTACAAAGTTTGTAGGTGTTTGTCCTACAGGGGTGACACAATAATGTGACAGTGTGTGCGCGCAGTATTAATACAGTATTCAATTAGCGTGCGTACGTGCGTACGTGCGTACGTACATATGCTGGGGGTGGTGCTCACAGGGGGTAAAAATTATTTTGCTATTCTACACATAAGATATATTGACAAGTGGCGATTAATGTCGTAAATTTACGGTGAGATTTGAAAACAGAACAAACAAAAGGAGAGTAGTAAAAATGAAAACAGCACAATTAGTAAAAGTAACAACAACGACACTTTATTTAAAAGATGGTATTGTTACTAGTGAGATACTTTCACCTTCACAAAAATTACAACACTCCATTTTTGGAGAAACAAAAACAATAAGAGTTGAAGAAGTTATTGAAAGATGGCATTTAAAAACCAAAAAAGAAGCCGATAAAAGATTTTGGGATTTTATGACTGAGAACAAAATTGAAGATATAAGTAATTACTATATAGTATTTGCAGAATGAGAATAATACTTGCAATATTTACAGATAGGTTTGAGG